CATCACCCGAGAGGTCTTCCCAGAAAGGCATGTTCAGCAGGCGTCCGCCTGAGTTTGCCAAGGTATCGAGCTCGGGGCTGTTTTGGACAATACCACTCTGGATCAGGGTGGAAAGCTCAGGGGTGCGTTCAATGATGTATGGGTTGAATACATCAGGAACGATCACATCGGCAATTTTTGTCTTAGGCATAATTATCTCCTAGTGTTTTCTTTGAAATACTTTGCAAGCTCAGGGTTTTCCTTCAGCATCTTTCCTTGTTCGGTCAGATTCCAGTCTTCCTTGCTCCAAGGGTTCTTCACCCCGTCGTCAAGTCCACTGGGCTTGCGTGGAATCCTTCCGGCTTCCTTGAACTTCCCCTCGAGTATCTTGCCAGACCATGCACCGAGGGTGGCCTTCAATGTCTCAAACTTTCCATTCAATTCAACATCATCATCCGCTGAGAGGAAATCCACGAAATCAACAGGGAGTTCATTCTCCGTGAGAAGCCTGATGGCTTTCTTCTCGGTTTCCTGTTTCTTTCTTGCACGCTCCTCCTCAGCCAGTTTCTGCTCAAGTGCCTTGATGCGTTTCTCCTGTTCAGTCTCTGCCGGGTATTTTTCGGATATCTTCTCATCGACAATCTTCTGCAGGTTGTTGTTCTTCCATGTGTCGAGACCCTTGGCAAAATAACTGTCAAGTCTCGGTTGTAAGAACCGCTTCCCCTCATCCGACTCCAGAAACACCTGCACTCTATCCGGTGTGATCAACCCCTTGATATAGGCCTGCACCTGTTCGTCGTTCTCATTGTCCTTCATGAACTGTCTTACTTCTTCAAACGTCATTGTTTCCTTCTCCTTCGCCTGCCTGTACTAGCCAACCAGTCGATTATCGTACCATTCTGCATATGTCTTGTAAGGGACAACGCCCTCACCTCGAACCCTTCTTTCCTTCGGCTCAAAACCGTCTATGACATAGATGATGTCACATCTGCAGTTTATGTCCTCGGAAGCGATCCCGGTAAGTCCCGGGCCCTTTGTCTTGATCCCACTCGGCAGGGTGAAGTACCCATCCTTGTCGGCGTACTTCCCATCCATGCTTGCGTGCGAATCCCGTGTTCTCCCGTCAAGTGATGCATTCCACATGTACCGTCCCTTGACCCCTTGTCTCTCGGCGTGCTCGATGCTCTCCCTTCTGGCTATCTCCTGACACCGGTGGGTTTCAGTCCTTGCCACCCTGAGAGCCTTGTTCAGGTCACCCTCGAACACCTTGGTGAGGTTGCCGACCATGTCACCGTAAGTAGTTCCCGGTATCATAAGGCCTTGTGTCACCGCCGCTTTCACCTTGATTATAACCTGCCTTTCATTCTCACGCAACCTTTCGTTGAGGGTAAGTCCTGAAATAGGGTTCTGTATTGATGCAGAGACAACGGCAGGATCCACCATGGTGTACCCAAGCTTCGCCTGCACACCTTTCTCCATGGCATAGCCGGTGGCATAGTACATTCTCCTGTATACCTCGCCAAGTCCATCACGCATGGCCTTGCCGGTTCCTTTCGCAAGCTCTCCCACCTGCAGTTCCATTGTCTTCTTGAGGTTCTTCAGCCGGTTGTACTTGTTCATCTCCTGATAGGTCATGTCATACTTCTCGTAATACTTGCCTATCTCCTTCTTGAGCACCTTGAGGGCTTTCTTGTATTCGGCGATGAGTTCCTTCTCCAGCAATGCCTCATACTGCGAGGAGAAGCGGTATCCGAATCTCAGGTCACTGTTCAGGCTCATTCTCCTCCTCCTCTGTTTCTTCCTGTGGCTCTTCTTCGAGCATCGGTGGTACGTAGAAGAATTCCTGATCGGTTTTCATTTGCTCCATCTCTGTTTCAGCATCATCTATGAACGATGCGAGTGAGAGGCGGGTCTTGTCACTGATGTGTCCGTGCAAGGTGGACAGGATGGTCGCTTCATGGGTCATCTCGACAGGGAGGTTCCTTGAGAACTTCCATACGATGGTGTCGTCGAGAACAGGAATATTCTTCGATCTCCAGATGTCTTCTATCATGCTGAATTGCAGGCGGAGTGCCTTTGTGAATTTCCGTTCCTTGATGATGGACAGGTTCTCCATGGCAAGAAGTTTCCATTTTCTGGATTCGCCGGATTGCGATGCCCCGGAAAAGGTTTCATCCGACATATCAACGGTCTTTGAGAACTTGTGGATATTCTCCTTGAGCGTGCGCTTCTGGTTCTCTATCACGGTGTCCGACAACTGTTTCACCAAGTAATACACCTTGTCGGTTGATTCCGGGAGGTTGAATGCACCAGTCTTCCTTGCCATCGCCAATGTCTGCTGATCTATCTGGCTTCCTGAGAACACCATGTAGGCAAGCCTCTGCTCCTCGAGTTCAGACTGTACGTCAGAGATGAGTATGTCATACCCATCAATCGCCTCACGGACTTTCTCGAAGTCCCCAAGCCGTTCCTCGTTGTTGGGGAATTCCACCAACGGGACACCCTTGAACAGGTGGGCCTTTGGTTCTGACACCGGGTAGAACAAGCCATCACTGCGCTCCTCGAACTCCTGCCAGTTGGTGTCATCATACCATTCGACATGGGTGTAGGATTCACCGCTCTCGGTCTCGATCTTGTAGTACCGCATTGCATACTGTGGCTCGTCGAGCGATGGGTCGTTGATGAATATGCATTCCCATGGGGAGACGTTCATGATCCTGACCTTTCCGTCGGCATCGAAGTACATCAGCCTTGCACCATATCCACAGATCGAGGCTTTCTTGCCTGTCTCCGCATCAAGGTCTGATATGGAATTCCTCCGTATGAACATCTTGAGTGTGGAAACAGTCTGGTCGTACTGCGTGGTGTTCCCGTACTGCTCGCTGTCAACGCTGTAGGTGACAGGATTGCCGAACAGGTATCCGGTGAGGGTGTCGACGATATAACCCCTGTAGTCGCTGGCTATCTTCCTGTCGACTTTCTCCCCTTCGTTGTACTCGTACTCCCTGTGCTTGATGAATACATCGCCCTTGTACTCCTCATACAACTTTTTCATGTATGTGGCTCTTACGGTATGTTCGTCAATGAGATCGTGGATGATTCTGTTCATCTGCGACCCTGCCTGAATCTGCTGTATAATCAACTGGGCGTCCATGCAACCTCCCTTATCGGCTGTAACTCAATGTTCCAACTGCCCTTATCTTACCACGGGTAGTTTCCCTTAGCAATGCCGAGATGCTGTCTGGTGCATCATCTGGCTCCTTTCCTTCCTGATAGTCGACGATCTGCTCGAGGTAATCGGTGTCGGTCTCCGGTGCGAAGACTATGTGGTTCCAATCGTTGAGCAGGTAGGTGACTATCTTGATGTGCTTGTTCATGTTCTCACTGTATGTCCTGACCGAGGGCCATAGTTTCTTGAACTCCCCTGCCAGATATCCCTTGTCTGCATTGGTTTCCATGTACAGGCTCCCGACATGGTACTGTCTGAGCAGGGTGACGATCCTGCCGATGACATGGTTCACATGCCCATGGAACACCTTCCCGACAACATGGATGGTGTCACCGCTTCTGCCCATGATCGTGAGTGCAGTGGTGTTGTCCCCGCCATATGCCGCATCGATGTGTGCTACGCTGTCCATTTCCGGGTATTTCCCATGCTGTGGGTTGGTGAAAAACGAATCCTCGTCGTATACATGCTTGAGTTCGTAGTTGGCGCAGAACAGGCTCATGGTCATGCTCTGCTTCTTCTTGAGTATCTGTTCATCGCTGAGCAACCCGGTATCGTACACACTCCATTTCTCGGGTGGTGGCATCAGCCTGAATGTGTCGTCCCGGTGCCACGGGGTGCCTATATTCACCATGACGGATTTCTTGCTCCGTACATTCTGCAACTCCTGATAGACCAAGTCGGTTGCCTCCCTTGCGGGTTTCGATATCCTGTCCTTCAGGGTGATGATGTCATCTGTATATATCCGGGGGAAGTGCTTGCCGGTGATGCTGAAACTCTGTGCACCGTTTGCAAGCAACTGGCTTTCCTTCTTCCCGTAGTCGGTGACCAGATTCGTATGGAGTTCGTCCTGCTTCTCCTTGACGAACTCTATGGGCATCCCGTACAGGGATTTCGCCATCTCCTGCGTGAACGGGTGCTTGAGGCATCTCCTGACAGCCCTGACCACCTCGGAGGTGCTTGCCATGTCCTTCCTGACCAGCAGGTTCGGCTCATTCGGGAACAGTACCATCCTGAGGGAGAGTGCAATGATCATACAGGTGGTCTTGTAACTGTCACGGTGCGCCTGCAGGGTGATGTCCTCGTCGTGGTATGCCATCAGCTTGATCCATCGGTCATGGATATCTGCCTTCAGCAGGTCGTATCCGAGAATCCGTGCATATACTATTGGATGTCGTACAAGTGCCTCAATCTCCTGTGTTGTCATGCAACTCCTTCTGCACCTTTGCTACCATCGCCATGATGTCGATATTATCCCCTTCACTGTCCCCGAGACTCAGGGTGTTCTCGACATGATCCCTCCAGCCGAACCGGTTCTTCATGTTGAAAATCCATACAGCAGGGTTTATCGATGCCTTCCCTGCGGCTCCTGCCCTCCCGAGCGTATGCCACCAAGCCTCCGATATTCCGACACCTTCTTTTATGGCGTCAGCAAACTCCTTGTGTTTCTTCATCCAGTCGTAGCAGGTCTGCTTCGAGATGTGCAGGTTGTCCCTGCAGACTTCCTCTATGCTCTGTCCGTTGCTGAACATTTCCGGTATGGAATCACATATGTCTGGGTTGTACTTCGAGGGTCTCCCCCCTTTTGATTTCACCGCTTCAGGTTTTGGTTTCTCTTCCATCTTGTTTCCACTCCTTGTCAGGAACGACATAGATGGTGTCATCCCTGTCACTTTCATTACCGATTCCCCTTCTTACAGCCTC